AGCTCTAAGAGTGGGCCCCCCCGGTATTGAATCCGGGTTATCAAATGTTACTGTAGAAGTTGAATTCATGAACTCCGACTATAGATTCGATATTCGAACCTAGAACGGTTACTAGTATTTCATCTTCTGTAGCAAGTAGGCAACTTTCAAAAGACTGGCGTCCCCTTCTGGGAACAGCGCAATGTTTTGACCGTCCCCCCTCCCTCTCTGGTGCGATTAATATATATTAAAATATTATGAAGAATAACATTTTAACATAAATAAATCAACACTAAGAAGGAAAGTGGCGGGTATTGGCCAAAGCATGTCTGCCCTTAGTGATTCAAAATTACTAAGCACTCTTCTTCATGAAGCGTGGCGAATTATCGCTGCGTCAATGGGAAAAGTGAAAGTCCTATCTCGAGTAAACATATTCAATAACTTTATGCAATCCATTTTGTCTGTTTATAGACATCATGGTGCGACGTACACAGTTAAACTGCTTAAGTCGTATTCAGTTGCGCTCCAGCGTTTTATAGCTGGATCACCATTCAAGTCTCTTAGAGAGCTTGAACCTAATTTACCCTTGCCAAGATTAGTGAACGGTCTTCCCGGGATAATACCCAAAGGGGACCGGACTCTAATCCGACGTGGGGATACTAAATTAGTGAGATTCTGGTTAACTCTTTTCGGAGTTTACCGAATCTTGGCGATCAAACTTAAACCTTCATTGAATACTATTACAGATCCCTATATAGGGACTGATGATGTTATTCATGAATTTAAGTGGTTCCTGTATATGAGACTTTGGTCTTTATTACCGGGGAAACCCGCGGACATAAAAACTACGGCTTCATACATTGTTAATTCGCAATCCTCCGGACCGAATTTCTATAATGCACGAGTCGGATATTTTTTCCGATCTGTGCTGGTGGGCGCAATCTTCAGAAGATTACGCTATATACCAGAAATATTGTAAAGTTTCAAAAAGCTTTACCTTATTTCAGAAATTCGACAACTCAATCACTCTACTATTTAACCTCTTAGAGGCTAAAGCTCGGATCCCTTTAAAAAGGGTCTTTCGCTTATGATAGCAGAATTGATGAGGCTACTTCGACGCGGATTCCTAATAGCAAGGGGGTGTGGGGATATGCATCCCCCAGTCCCTGATCGTTCCTCTTAGAGGAGGTCAACTTGCTTTTAAAGAAGAAGCGGCTGGTAAACTCAGAGTGTTCGCGATTGCGGATATTTGGACTCAGTCGGTGCTTGCACCGTTACATAAGTCATTATTTACGTTACTGCGAAAATTACCTAATGACGGGACTTTCGACCAAGACACCGCTTTTAAACGGTGTATGGAGAAATCCGTCAAGGAAAATTGCGCATTTTCTGTAGATTTGACTGCTGCAACAGATCGGCTTCCTATTTCTATTCAGTCGTTAATTCTAAACGAGTTAACTAAGAATGAGGAGTTTGGACCGGCCTGGTCGCAATTATTAACAACCCGATGGTATACATGTGCCTCTAACAAAAGTTAGAAGAATATGATCTACCTTTCGGGAAGGACTTAACTTATTCTGTAGGGCAACCTATGGGAGCATTAAGTTCTTGGGCTATGTTAGCTCTTACTCATCATCTAATCGTGCAATTTTGCGTGTTTAGATTGAGAGGTAGAGTTCCTTGGTTTAGTAATTATGAGATATTAGGTGATGATATTGTTATCTTTGATAAGGATATCTACACTGAATATCTTAAGGTTATGAGCATGCTTGGCGTGCCTTGTAATCCTGCTAAATCCATACCAGCACCTTCTATCGCCTCTTGTGAGTTCGCAAAACGAACCTCCATGGGTAATATTGATGTTTCGGGCTTATCTTGGAAAGAGTTTCTGCAAGGAAACAGCTTACCTGGTAAGATCAACTTGGCTTTACGCCTTGGAAGCAAAAATATGGTCGAAAAACAGAGTATTTTACAAGCTCTGTTAGTACGACGTTATAAGGATGTTCCAAAACCACTGGAAAGTGGAATTGGTCATGCCGTTATTGGCATTTTAGGAAGTTTATTCAACAAGTTGGATAAAGCTTCGCTAAAATCTGTCATAGCGCTGTTGGCGGACCCATCTTATTTAGAAGGGGAGGAATACGAACCTAGTAAGGCTAGTATCCCTGTGAACCAAGCGATGCAGATGATTATTGGTTTAATGAATCAAAAGGAAATTGATCCAAGTAAAATCATCTCTCATTAAAAAGAGAGAGTGAGTTTTGCTAAGGATGAAATTTTACCTTTTGCTGCTCAAACCGCCTACTTAAAAGCTTTAGGGCTTGTTAAGAACACGGTGAACAGCTACGATTCTAAGGTTGATCTACTAGCTAGTGTCTTAATCGACACGTCGCGAGTTAAGGATCGTATCTTAAAATCGCAAGTTAGGTCAATAGCTGAGGACATCTTACTGAAAGATGTGGACCCTCAAGACTATCTTGATGACTTCCTAAAACGGATAGCAGAAGCTACACGTTATGGGGAGCCCTCTCTGGAATGGTCTCTTGACCTCTACGCCGAAGCTATGGAATTCTCACTGAGATTCGATACTAGGTTGGAGAGGGAAGAAGGTACCATCCCGACGGACAATGCACTGGCTTTAATAGCCTCTCGCGCAGGTTCTAAAGTTCCGAATTACTGGTTCGCTCTTGAAGATTTCAAGGGTTATACAGAATTAGGTGTACTCGAGAAGGACTGGCTACGTGCAGCTAAAAGCACCGTTACTTTACCTTTACCTGAGTATAGCTACTCTTTCTACAATGCAACCCGAAAGGGTCAATGCAAAGGTGAAAGTTTAGTTTACGCTCAGGCGTAAAGTATTCTATCATACGACTGTTTGGAGTCATACTCTAAACAGACCGGCTGAAAG